CTTGGTGAGGTAGTCGGTGGTGAAGGTCTTCTGAAGCCTGGCATCGCCCTTGTACTTTTCGTTCGTAAGAATGCTCTCCACGGTGCTGACCTGCCAGGTCTTCTTACCGCTCGGGGATGGAATGCTATTATCCATCAAGTATCTCGCAATATAGCTTTGCGACTTGCCCTCCATAAACATTCGGTATATGAGCCTTACGATTTCCGCTTCCTCGGGGACGATCTCGGGCAGACCGTTTGCGCCCTTTCGGTAGCCGAGGAATTGCTTGTACGGAAGGCTGACTTTGCCGTCCGCAAACTGCTTGCGCTTGCCCCAAGTGATGTTCTCGGAGATGGAACGGCTCTCTTCTTGGGCAAGGCTTGACATGATCGTGAGAAGAAGCTCGCCCTTGGAATCGAACGTCCATATGTTCTCCTTTTCAAAGAAGACCTCAACGCCTTTTTCCTTAAGCTTTCGTATGGTGGTCAAGCTGTCCACGGTGTTTCTTGCAAAACGGCTGACCGACTTGGTAATGATAAGGTCTATCTTGCCCGAAACGGCATCTGCGACCATTTGGTTGAAGCCCTCTCGTTTCTTGGTGTTTGTGCCTGAGATGCCTTCATCGGTGTAAACCTTGATAAACTCCCATTCGGGGTTGTTCTTGATATACTGTGTATAGTAATCGACCTGTGCCTCATAAGAGGTGAACTGCTCGTCGCTGTCGGTGGACACACGGGCATAGCCCGCCACCCTTCGGCGAGTCCGTGATTCGGTGGATTTTCGTGTGCGTTGGCTTATGGTCGCAGGGATAACGGTTACATTCTTGGCTGCCATAGTGTCCTCCTTTACTTATTTGCCGTCCGTGCGAGAGTCTTCTGTCGGGCGGCTTCTCTCATTTCTTCCGTCCAGCTCTCGGCACGGGAGCGGTCTTTCCATCGTTTAACGGCTTGTGTGCCGTCCCCCCAGCAGAACACCAAGGTGTTGCCGTTCTCGGCTCTGATAGCCGTTAAATCACCGAGAGGGATATTTGCGGTTAGCTCGTAAAGAGTGCTCTCGGGTATTGCCTTGGAGGTACAGGCTTTTTTTCCGTGGGTGTTGTAGGTGGTGCAGACCCAAATGACACCCGATGCCGTTGTCTTGCGCCTGTAATGCTTTCCGCAGGTACCGCATACGATGAGTCCCGTAAAGGGATAGGAGGAAGCCTTCTTGGTTGGCGCATAGTATTCGGCTCTACGGTTAATCTCTTCCTGTACCGCCTCCCAAGTTGCAAGGTCGATGATGGCTTCGTGCGCACCCTCAACATGATACTGGGGCTGCTCTCCGTTGTTTACCAGCTTACGCTTGGTGAGGTGGTTTTCGCTGTAGGTCTTTTGCAACAGGAGATTTCCTGTATAATTGTAGTTCTTCAGAATCTTAAGTACACCGCCGATGCGCCACGGCTTTCCGGTTCTTGTGCGGATGTCGTCATCGTTAAGTCCCTTCATAATGGCGGTTGCACCCAAGCCTTCAAGGTACTCACGATAAATGCGCCGAACCACCTCGGCTTCCTCGGGAACTACTACATACTGTCCGTTTTCACAGCGGTAACCAAGGACGAATCCGCTCCAAGGCTTGCCGTCCTCAAAGTTCTTCTTAATGCGCCACTTCATATTTTCGCTGACCGAAAGGCTCTCCTCCTGGGCGTAGGAAGCGAGGATGGTCAGCATCAGCTCCCCGTCTGCGCTTGTGGTATGAATGTTCTGCTCTTCAAAGTATACGTCCACACCGAGCGTTTTCAGCTCTCGCACCGTTTCAAGGAGAGTGACCGTGTTCCTGGCAAAGCGTGAAATGGATTTTGTAATGACCATATCCACGTTGCCGTTACGGCATTCGGAGAGAAGCTTTTGAAATCCGTCACGCTTGTCCTTGGTTCCGGTAATGGCTTCATCGGCATACACGCCTGCATACTCCCAGCCGTTACTTTGAATGTAGTCGCTGTAATAGCTGACCTGTGCCGAGAGCGAGTGGAGCATCGCATCCTTTCCGCTTGAGACCCTAGCGTAGGCTGCCACTCGCTTTTTCTTGGGTGCGCTTTCGGCAAAACGCACTTGCTCGATTTTTCTTGTCATAGAGTCCTCCTTTGTATCATTTATAGGGTACTATATATATCACTCTAAACGCCCTGAAAGTCAAGCGATTTCTGCGAAAATACTATCCGAAGATATGCCGTACTTTTTGTTCAATACGTCAATGGCTTTCTTGTAATCGGAGGCGGTCAGAATGCCTCTTTTTACAAGCCTTTCAACGAGAGAAAGCGAGGTATGATAGAGGATACGCTGTGTGGGGTCATACGGATCTCGCTCTGCGGGCGATAAGGTAACACGCGCGACAGCAGTATTTGCGACGGTTGTTTCCATAGCTTTCAAACTCCTTTCCGCACTCCTCACATACGAGGGTGTAATATGCTTTTTTGTTGATTGCCTCGGGGTGGGAGTTCCACCAAGCCATACGGCATTTGCCCGAGCAGAACTTCTTTTCTCTCCGCCCCGTGGGCTGCGCCACAAATTCACCGCAAGTCATACAACGGCGAGTGCCGGGGATGTCGGGATGACGGCGGATATGAGAGCGCACGGTGTTGGGTGAGAGATGAAGGATGAGGGCGATGTCCCCGGCGGACTTGCCTTCCATACGAAGGTTGTCGATTGCAATTTTGTCTTGCGGTTTCATATAAATATCTCCTTTCTGTAATGGGTGGGAGAGCAACCACGGGGCTACTCTCCCGTAATGGTGTTTACGCCTTTACCTCAAGGGACTTGACGGCTTCGGGCAGAACGAGCTTTGCGTCAATGCGCTCGGAGGTAATGTAAGCAACCTGTCCGGTATCTGCATAGCGCTCTACAAGACGCTTCACGCTGCGCTTGCCACGTTCGCCGATCCAGAAGTAGGAGAAGTCACCGAAGAGGATGGGCTTTGTTCCCGGAAGAACACGATCAAGATAATTGGTCGTATAGACGGGATACCCAAAGAGCGTCTTGGATGTTCCGTCCTTCAGCGAAACATCCCAAGGGGAATTCCCGTGGTAATGAATAATAGACAACAATTTCGTAATGGCATCCTCGGACATTACAAGAACAGCATTTTTGCGGTACGGAGACTTGACGGAGTGGATAAGGTTCAGAATGTCGTCATAAGTAATGTCCCCCGCCTTCTCGCTGACCCATCCAACGCTTGTCTGGTGAAGAAGTCCGGTAGGCTTGCCGTTGCCGTCTCCGATAAACAGAGCCAATTCCTCGGCTGCCGAAACGCTCTCAACAAAGAGCTGACGAATGTAGTCCTCGACGTCAAAGTTAGCGTCCTCAAGCATTTCATCAGAAACAACAACCTTGTGTGCCAGCTTATATGCGTCGAGAACGATTTCTCCGTAGACCGCCTCGCTGAACTGCACAGGCTCGTTTTCGGGAATCCAAGCAGCCTCTCCATCCGCAATGATGGTGGGAATTCTCATCGTGGTGTTGGTTTTCATTACGGTACCGAGCTTACGGATAAGGCTCTTTTCGGTAAGACCCTTGACAAGCTTCTGCTCAAAGGTGTCCGGTACGATAAAGTTGCCCGAGCCTGCACTTCCTCTTCTGAGTGCTTTCTGAGGAATTCCGGTGTGAAGCATATCTTTGAAAGCTACCGCATATTCCGCTTCAATTTTGCGTTCTTCTTCGGTAGGATCGCGCTTGATGCCGAGCATTTCTTCCTTCAAAGCTTCAAGTCTTGCGAGATAATCGTTGTAGGTTTTGGTGTTGTTCATAGTAGTTTTCTCCTTAATTTCTAATGATTTTTGAATAGTTTTTGAAATGTTTTGGGGTGATGAGCATATACCCCCTTTGAATATTAAAAAATTTGTGTAAAGCCCCATGCCGCTTGCAAAAAGATTTTCCCGTAGGGATTCATGGGGCCCTAGGCGGGGCCTCTCTAGATATAATTTGAATTTAATTACATATAAGTTTCGTTTCCTCCTTTGTGATGCTTTGCCTTTTTAGTTTTTGGATGCCGTTTTTATAAGCCATTCCTTGTACGCATCCACCGGGATAAGAATTCTTGTACCGATGCGAATGGTCGGAAACCCATTTGTTTTCACCAACTCATAGGCTTTCGGCAAGCTGATGCCCATCTGAGCAGACAGCTCCTGTACACTGATCGTGGTTTTTTCCATTGAATCACCTCCTTTCAAGCAATAAAAAAGCCCATACGGATCGGGACTATCCGTATAGGCTTTAATATGAAATTGTTGTATGGGCGGTTTTCATTGCCCAGTATAATAATACCATATGATGGTCGTTTTGTTTGTTCACTTTGTTCCGATTTTGCGATATTTCATCATATGGTATCTTTAGACATTATAATCATATCACATTCTCGGTGTCGAGTTTGTCTGAGTTGTTAGAATTAGAGATGTGACATATTATTTTGCCATTTTAATTGTATCACATTGCGGCGGTTGCATCTGTATGCATTTGTTGCAATTGTAGGATATAATACGCAGTTCTATGATTTTCTATTTTAAGTATAGCATATTTCGTTTGGTGCATCCAGTGGCATTTGGTGCATCTTTTACAGCTTTTATTCTCTGATACATTATTGTTCATTATAATTATAGCACTTTTTAACTGTGACAAAGTGTGACATTTCGGGACATTTGAGGCATTTGGGGGAGGAAGGGGTGCGGTCGACGATAGTCAATTACTAAAACTCTCTATAGAACAAAAAAATTAGTATAAGAGAAAGTTTAGTAAATGACCCTTGTCGACCGCACCCCACTGTACTTGGTGGCGCGTAAATCCCGCATCTTATTTCGCTCTTTAAATGCATTAGAATTTGATAAAAATGTAAGGACGGGCACGCTCTTTCGTATAGCAATGGTGCGGTCGACGATAGTCAAATACAAAAATTCTCTATAGGACAAAAAATTTAGTATAAGAGAAAGTTTGGTAAATGACCCTCGTCGACCGCACCATTTAGGCTTGCAAGGTGTATCAAGGTCTCTTACAAAACTTTTCTATAGGGCGAAAAAATTGCTCTAAGAAAAAGTTCGGTAAACGATATTGATACACCTTGCACCGCGGATGGGAACAATTTGGACTTGAATACAAGCTCCCCATCATAAGGACAGGCAAAATGTAATAGGTTTTGACGAAAATGTAAGGACGAGCGCTGCATTTCGTGTGATATAATAAAGCTATGTTAAAACAGATGATTTTTCGCTCGATCATTTACTGCCCAAATGTGATATTGTATACCGCGGCAAAAGAATGACATACGAAGAGTATGTAGATCAACAGCGTTCCATAAGCGCACAACTAAAGTTTTTCACAAGATACCGTGAAGAAATTATGCCTATAGAAATAGGATTGGCAATTTCGAACAAGGAGTACTATCGGGCAACAAAATTCTTGGAGAAAGCTGAAAACTGTCTACAGACAGCACGGTACTATTTTTATCGAAGTACAAATATTATGGAATATGATTGTTGTATTAATTGGAAAAGCGGTTATCAAGGAATATATGATTTGAGATCAAGAAATTTCCAGACTGCAATTATTTGGTACAATAATTGTTTCGATTATATTGTTCAGATAGCCTTCTTAGCTTTTGGCTTATACAAAGAGGTTAGACGTTATACGGATGATATGAATTTCGAAGAAATTCTCAAGCTTTGTACATACAATACGCTGAAAACTTTGCATGAAAACAATCCAGCTAATTCGGGGTTGACAAACCTCTGGAACATAATAGAAACCTGTAGAGTAGCAAGACAGGACTTAAATGATTGGGCAAATTATGCTAAACATAAGGGCGGAATCGGCTTTGTTGGATTAAAGCCTGACACCCCAGTTCAAATATATATAGGCAGTACGACAGGCGGATACGAATCACGTATTAGTGAATTTGAATCGATAACACTTGATATGGATACAAGTATTAACAAGGTTATATCCGCTCATGAAGCTTTAATAAGGTGTTTGAACGATCTCACAGATTTTATTGATTTTCCAGCTGCATTATTCACTATCAATGAGGAAGGGCGGTATGTGTTTCCAAAAAAGGTCACGTACAGCAAGGTTATATTATAACCCCCTCTTTATCTTGGGAGAAGATGGTATAATATCGGTCAGAATATTCCATATAGCATAATCATTCGTTCACAAAAAGTTATCTGGACTATTGCCGTCTCCTATGGTATAGTGTTGTGCTACAAGGAGGTGCGCGTATGAACAGTACACTTGAAGAGTTGTGGCACGGCAACATAAGTCCCCAGGAGAACAGCCGAAACAACACGCCGGAGATGAAGCAGTTGATGGAGTATATGGCTCGACATCACGATGACCTTCTGAAGTCGATGAACGAAGAGCAGAAGGACATCTTTGAACGGTTCGATGATTGTTGGAGCGAGTATGCCAGTCTTGCGGAAAAAGCAATATTCGTGTATGCGTTTCGGCTGGGAGCGCAGATGATGCTTGATGTTTTGAGCAAGCCCGCTTGTCCGCAGGACTAACCCTTACAACAATAACAGGCAGCAAGCTCAATGCTTGTTGCCTTTTGTCGTATACGGTGTTATTTGAGCGACCGTTTGATATAACTGCGCACGGTGTTTATTGATATCCCCAGCGTTTCGGCAATTTTAGATTGCGGCAATCCTTGAGCATAAAGCTCTGCGATCCTCCGGTGATATTCCTTCCGTAAGTTCATATTCGTTTGCCCCAGGGGTGTGTTTCCACAGATGCGATATTTATATGTGCTACCGTCAACAAAGTAAAATACGATATGTGCATCAGTTGTAACTATCGCTTTCGTGATCAGAACATTAACGGCGGAGTTGTCAAAAGCGACGTCCTGTGGTTTCATATCCGCTAATGCCGTTAATGCACCCTCTCGGTCATTTAACGGCACAGAGAACAACAACTCCGTACACAACTCCACAATTCTTTTGTTCCTCATATACAAGCGTTGTAAGGCTGTGGCGGTAGCGGATTCCATTTCTTCGGCATAAATATGGCTACAACGGCACCGTGTCTTTCCTTGCTTCTTGGGGAGGCATTCCCATACATAATTGCGATAGGTAGTGGAATGCCAAAGAATCATACCATACCGTCCTCCGCATTCACCGCATACGAGCTTGCCCGACATAGGATATCTTCTTGTTAGCCGTTGACCCTCGGGGAGAGAAATTTGTTGAACGGCATCCCATGTCTCGGGGGCGATGATGGGAGGGTGACCGCCTGTTACATAATACTGCGGAAGCTCACCCTCGTTGATTTTACGTTTCTTGGTGCGAAAATCTACCGTGAACTTCTTTTGCAGACGTGCATCACCTTTATATTTTTCATTGGCAAGGATACTCTCCACGGTAGTGGTTTGCCATACCTTCTTGCCACTGGGGGAGGATATATGCATATCCGTCAAAAGTTGAGCAATATGGCTGGGTGCGTAATACTCAAACGCCAGCATATATATGAACCGAACCACACGAGCCTCGTCTTCGTTTATTACGAATTCTCCCTTTTCGATGCCACGGTCATAACCGAGAAAGTGTGCAAACGGAACGGTATAAAAGCCGTCAGCAAATTGTTTCCGCTTGCCCCAGGTGACATTATCCGAAATGGATCGGCTCTCCTCCTCAGCAAAGGAGCTCATAAGAGTCAGCATAAATTCGCCCTTGGAGTCGAGAGTATTGATATCCTCCTTCTGAAAAAAGACCCCCACGCCCTCGGCTTTCAGCTTTCTGATAGTCATAAGAGCATCCACGGTATTACGGGCAAAGCGCGAGAGGGACTTGGTGATAATGAGGTCGATCTTTCCGTCAACGGCATCTGCGACCATACAAGTAAAGCCCTCACGATTATGATAGGAAAGACCGGAGATGCCGTCATCCACATAAAGTCCTACGAACTCCCACCGAGGGTTCTCCTTGATGTAATTTTCAAAATAATCGGTTTGCGCATCCAGGCTGTGCTCCTGTTCTTCCTTTTCGGTGGACACACGAGCGTAGGCTGCGACTCGTAGCTTTGCCGTAGGAGCTCGACCGAAGTCCCCAAGCCGGGGAGCGAATTCAACCTGTGTAACCTTTCTCTTCGGCAATGCTGTTCACCTCCAATTCTCCCACTATTGGCTTGAGCCTGCGGACACACTCCTTCTTGAGTGCCGAAAGCTCCTCATCCGTGATGATTCCTTTATTGCGTAACGTCAGAAAAACGGCTTTTACTAGGCGGTAGTCACGCTCCGCCCGTCCTTGTTCTTTGTTCATACGCTCACCTCCGAGTGCTTGTATATATCGCTCTAAACGGCGAAAAAGTCAAGGGGTATTTTGAAAATATAATTTCTTTCCCTTAAATTAGCGAACTTTCCATTAAAAACGCCCTTGTTTTAAGGGAATAAATGCACAATTTCTGATTTCAAGGCTTCATTGTATTAACGAATGAGTCCATACACAAAAAAACAGATAGGCATGCGCCTATCTGTTTTTTTTTGTCGGTATTAACGTGGGACTTGAAGGAGACGCGGCAATGAATGACAGCCTAAATGGCTGTCAGAACCGCGTCTGACCGAGGCGCGTAG